ATCTCCGAGTTAGAAACGCAACGGGACACTAGGCGCGTTCAAGAAGAAAAAGAATTATTGCGCAGCTTAATACAGCAGCAAAATGAAGAAGAAAGCAGGCGATTGGAGCAGGGAGCCAACGCGCAAGCTGTTTCAGAAGATATACGGGGTATAACCGTCGATGAAAAAAGCAATCCTGCTTGATACATCAGAGCGTCACGCGTTGGCGCTTAATGCCCTACGGAATGCGCCTATAGATCAGGGGCTTGAAATGATTATCAGGCCGCGTGTAAAGCAACGCAAGATAGATCAAAACTCTGCAATGTGGGCAGGACTGTATAAAGATCTGACAGAGCAGGTGTGGATAGACGGGAAGCAGTACAGTCAAGAGGTATGGCATGAATACTGCAAGCAGCAATTCTTACCTGAAGACGATAACCCGGAATTGCCGTTATTGGTGACCAGACATGAAACATGGCGCAAGTGGGATTATTTACCTGACGGGGGGCGCAGGTTATGCGGCACGACGACAAGGCTTACCCCGCGTGGAATGAGTGACTACATGATGCAGATAGAAGCTATGGGTAGTGAATATGGGGTGTTGTTTCAGGCGTTCCCCAGGATGCAGGGAATGGTGGAGTGACGGGTATGATGGCAACGAAAATGCTAGCTAAATACCTTCCACAGTATAACCATGGTGAAGGCGAGGTTGAAACCGAGCATCCATTGCAGGAGATTAACCCGGTGATCAAGCCTGTCAATATCACTGCGTCTTGCTTTGAGGGTATCGAAAGTGATAGTAGTCATGCTGTCATTATTTTACCCCGCTTGACATACGCCACGCAACAGGCTTATAGTGGCCGCACTGCTCGCAAACAACGAGTGGTCGGGTTTAGCGACCTGAAGTACAAGCGGCGAAAAGCCGCCCAGCCACGCGGCTTTTTTCATGTACAGCTACCTAGAGTTTATGGTGGCCTGGATGGGGAGCCGCAAGGCTCACCGGTTAATCTAGCTCCGCTTGTGCCCGGTTCGCTAACCCATTCGGGCTGCCACCTATTTAGCGATGGGTTGCAGCTTCTTCAAAGCACAACTTTAGGAGCATCATCATGAGTAATATCACGCTATCTATTGGCGCGTCTGCCATTCATCAGCATAACGGGCTTTACTCCCTGAACGACTTACACAAAGCGTCAGGAAAGACAGATAAGCACAAGCCCGTTTATTTTTTCCGTAGCGAAACCACCAAGGCTTTACTTGCTGAACTTAAAGGTGAGGATTCCGCACCTTTTATTGAAACCAGGTACGGACGTTACGGCGGCACTTACGTCTGCAAAGAGCTGGTGTATGCCTATGCAATGTGGATTAGCGCAGCGTTCATGCTTAAGGTTATTCGTGTGTTTGACGAGCAACAGCAGAAGTTGCGCCGTCCTGAAATCGAATATGAACGCTTAAGCCCGGAGCAAAAGCAGCGGATCAAGAATCTGGTAGGTCAGCAGGTTCAAAAGACAGGGAGGACATACCAGGCTGTATATGGCGAGCTGTTCAACCGTTTTGGCCCTAACAACCTCGAATCGCAGAAAGCTGAAGATTTTCCTGCAATGGTGGCGTGGCTGGAGGGCGAGCACATACCGGCATCAAGGCCCCGTGTTATGTCACAGGGGGACATTGAGGTTTATTTTAGAGATGGAAACCTGAACGCGGGTAAATACCTGCTCAAGCGCATTTCAGAAATCATGGCAGAGCGTGGTGTGTTTTTACCGGCGCCTGACACCTCGCCAGAGGAGTCAATCAAGGCGTGGTTTGGGCCGAATGGTCACTCATTTGATCGGGAGTTTTTGTACAGACTTGGGCAGACTTGCATGTCTCGCATCATGGACAGCTATCGCTACTACAAAGGAGTGGCGCATGGCAACCCGGTGAGGCTAACTTTGTAGATGAGGTTAAAGACTTTACGCAAACGTAAATGCAAATGTGGCTGCGGGCAATGGTTTATACCTGGTCGGTCATTTCAAACCTGGGCAACCATAGACTGCGCAGTCACTATTGCAAACAATACCAGGAGGAAGGCGGAACACAAGAAAGATAACCAGCGCCGTCTTGCCCTTAGAACGCGCCGTGATTACATCAAGGAAGCGCAGGCGGCCTTTAACGCCTTCATACGATATAGGGACAAGGGCAAGCCTTGTATTTGCTGTGGGGAGCCGCTAACGCTTAACGCTGTCGGTGGAGGATATGACTGCGGGCATTATCGCAGCGTAGGAAGTGCGCCGCACCTTCGCTTTGATGAATGCAATGCTCATGCCCAAAGAAAGCAATGTAATCGTTGGCGCTCAGGCAATGCGGTTGATTACCGGCTGGGGCTAATTAAAAGAATCGGACTTGAAGCCGTAGAGGACTTAGAGGCCAATAACGATCCACGTAAATACAGCATTGATGAACTAAAGGCAATTAAGGCGTCGTATGCGGCGAAGCTGAAGGAGTTACGTAATGCGGCTAAGTGATGCACTAGAGTTGTGGGCGGACTGGATGAAGCACGACAATCCTAAGCTGGGTTTTCCCAAGAAAGCGATGTTAGCTCCCAATGCAACAGGGTGGAGGTTTGCAACGTCAGAGGAACGGGACCACGAGTACAACAAGATTGTCGTAGTTGCGGTAGATGCCAGCGTAAACAGCTTAATCCTGCCTGAAAGGGACGCTATCTATCGTTGCTATTGCGGGTTGGGAGCAGTAGCCAGATTCAAAAGAACGTATGAAGACAGGTTAGAGGCAGCGCGTCAATCAATGCGAAAGATGCTGGCAAAGCGATGTGTTGTCATACAACCTGACGAGACAATATCAATCGTGTCGGGCCATATCAAGACTATGGCTGCTGTGCCGGTTGAAGACATGCCATTGGCAGCTAAGGCGATATTGATGAAAGCCGAGGGCCGAAGTTACCAACAGATAGGCGAGGAGCTGAAAATCACAAAAATTGGCGCAATCAGGGCGGTTAATGACTATGCAAAACTAATGTATGACATGTCAAATCGTCAGTTGGCAAGTGTGCTAAACGTGACACAATGGAAGGCCAGGCAGATTAAAAAGGCGTTTTCGTCTCGTGATAGTGGGCGGCGCGGGTGTCCGGAAATCGTTACTACAAGCCATTCTTCGTGCGTAGGCGGTACAGAATTGACAGAAAAACAGAAAAATGTACAATGATTTTGGGGGAGAGGTGCGCCTAAAGCGCGTTAATTCTCCACCAATTCATTCTAATCGCTAGTCCAGATAACCGGTCCAGGCCGGTTTTTTTGTGGTTAATTTTCTAATATGGCAAATATTAAATATACCGGCGAACAGATAGAAGAGGCCCAAGCATTACGTGACGCGGGGAAGACGCTTAAAGACATAAGCTGGGAAACTGGTATTGAGCTGTCCGTGTTATCACGGAGAACAACCGCAAATGGCAAAAGCAAAAAACAAATGCAAATGCAAATTGCAGATGAGGTAAGGGTTGCAAAGGCAAAAGCAAATTTGACCGATGTTGAGCGCCAAGTTGTAGACCAAGCGGTTAGCAAGCAGGTTAGAGACCTTGAGTATTTGCAATCCGTAGCGATTAAGAATGTGAAAAAAGCAATGAAAGCAGATGCCGTTACGCAAGATGATTACTACAAACGCGCAGGCACAATCGGCAGAGCGCGTGAGACGGTTGAAGGCAAAGCGCCATTAGCTGCTGTGCAGGTGAATCTCTCAAACCAGATAGACGCCGAACACGCTAGACGGTTGGCCGCTGAGATATTGGTCCCAAAACAATGAGTAAAACACTTGTTTGATGACGGCAAGCTGCGGACGTTACTTGCGGGATGTAGAGATAACCTAACCGCATACTCTATTGCGGTTGATAAAAACTATGTGCCTTATCGTTGGCACAGGTTTTTGGCAGGTCGGTTGCAAGCCGCAGTTAAGCGCGGGTATGGGCGAATAATGGTATTTGCACCTCCTCAGCATGGCAAGTCAGAGATGGTGAGTCGCAAGTTGCCAGCTTGGTTTCTTGGCAAGTATCCTGAACTGCCGGTGATTGCGGCGAGTTACGGTAATGATCTGGCCGAGAAGAACGGTAAGGCTGTGCGAGATGTGATGCAAAGTGATATTCACCAGGCGATATTCCCTCAATCTGTTTTAGATAGGTCAAGCACTGCCAAGACTGATTTTCAGACAACGGAAGGTGGTCAATACCTTGGTGTGACTGTCAGAGGGGGTGGTACAGGTTTCTCGGCACGGTTGTTTGTAATTGACGATCCGTTCAAGAATCGTTTGGAAGCTGAGAGTCGGGCTGTACGCGAACAAATAAAAGATTGGTATAAGTCAGTTGTTTATACGCGACTGGCGCAAGAGTCGGTGCTTGTAATAATGCACACGCGCTGGCACCTAGACGATTTGGCAGGGTGGTTGCTGGATGAGCACACGGGTGAAGATTGGGAGGTTGTTAATCTACCGGCTCTCGCTGAAAGTGAAGATCAGTTAGGACGCAAACCAGACGAGGTGTTGTGTCCTGAACGATTTAACGAGGCCGCATTAAATGAGCGGCGGATCGCAGTCGGCAGTCGTGACTGGTTAAGTCTATATCAGCAAAGATGTATAGAACACGAAGGTGGCGAGCTAAGAAAGATCTGGCTACAACGCTTTGACAGAATAACACCAGCCGACGCACAGCAGATGCAACGGCTACTGTTGATTGATCCGAATCGCGTTAAGTCGGCCACTTCGGATAACTGCGCAATGGCGATAGTAGGGTTGGGCGCAGACAGAAATTATTACTTGCTTGATGCGGTAGTTGACAAACTAAACCTTGCCGAGCGAGGCAGGGCGGTTATTGAGTTGCATAGAAAATGGCAGCCGCATTACGTTGGTTACAAAAAGGCTTCGGCAGAAGCGGACATTGAATACATTAGGGAGCTGCAAAACGACATGAACTATCGCTTTGCAGTACACCCACTTGGGGAGAAAGGGGACAAGAACGAGCGTATAAGGCGGCTTATTCCTGATCTGGAATCGCTGCGAATCTATATTCCCTGGTCGATGCACAAGACACGTACAGATGGTACGGAATTAGACGTAGTAGATTACCTTATGAATGTTGAATATATCCCGTTTCCAGCCGGAAGAAATGATGATTTGCTGGATTGTTTGAGTGAAATTGAAAATCCACAAGTGAAGATCGATTGGCCTTCGGGCGTACCAAAACCGGCAAAACGCGGGGCAACCAGTATGCTTCCGAGCCATGTAACATTTTAATCATGGCAAAGACAAAAACACATGATGCGGTGGCGAAGCTAGTATGTGACGCTTACAACAGGGCCGAACAGTACAAAAGCAGCGTTGGCTATTACGGCGCAGCCTCGGCATGCAAGTGGGGTAAGCGGATGCGTAGGGCATATCACAAGGAGCATGAGCCAGACGAAAAACGTAATTATCCGAACATGGTGGAATATTTCGGCTTGATACAGCTCAAGGTTAACTCAACGTATGGTTGGATGCGCAACTTGACCGTTGGCAGCCAGGATAATCCGGTAGTGTTGGAGCCAACAGCCATCGTTGAGTTGCCTGATACATTGAGCGACAAGGGCAAGGTGATATTCAAAAATCGCGTGATTAAGCAATTATTGAGCACTACTGGAGCGCAGCCACAAGAATTATTTAACCCAGGCACAGGGGCATTGTGGACTCCAGTCATTGAGTATATTAAATCAATAGCGAAAGAGGAAAAGGCAGTACAACGTAAGATTGCGTATGGATTAGCAACAGAAGCGTTGGAACGTCATGCAGACGTTATTTACGATCAGTTGTTGCATGGTGGTTGGCGACAGGCGTATTCGCGTTTGATGTTTGATGCGTTGTTGTACCCGGCTGGCTTCATGGCATTCGGCGAATATCGCAATGGATTGACCTGGAGTTGGTCAGGCAACAAGATTAAGCGTAAAAAGGACGTGAAACCATGCTGGCGGCACATTCCGTTTACCAGAGCCTTTGTAGCTCCCGATGCGTCTAGTGCGCATGATGGAGAATTTTTTATTGAGGTTATGTCGTTCTCGCGTGAGATGCTCATTATGCTGCGCGGGGAAGATGCGGCGATATTAGGTGAAATAGATGCGTTGTTGCAAGAAAACAATTGCAACACAAACTGGCTAAACGCGGATGAAAAAGATGAGTGGTTGCATTCAGGGAACCATGTTGATGCAATCAAGTATTCGGGTACGTTCACTGGTAGAGACATTAAGCGTGTTGATTCGGGCGTATCAACCGAAGACAACGCTATATGGCATGTTACATCAATTGTTGTTGATGGCAGAACGATTTGGTTTGATGCTGAACCGGATGAATTAGCCGAGCGCAACTATGTGTCGGTGAGTTATGCCGATATGGGGTGCGGATATGGTTTGTCCGTCGGCATGATGTTATATGACAGGCAGAAAAGGCTTAACCGTTTGCAGTTGTATCAGCAAGCATCCGAGTACATGGCCCACGGTCCAGTTGTTGAGTATTCAGGTTTTATTAACACGCGGGATACGGTGATGACGCCGTGGAAGTCGTTTGAGAGTTCTTCGGAGGAGGCCAAAGGTATTAGATTTCACCAGGCTAACCCGATGTGGCAATCCCTACAGGCTCAATTTTTGCAACATCTACGTTTATCGGATGATGAGTGTGGTATTCCAGCATTTGCGGCATACGGTACACAGGCAGGTAGCCCAACCCTGGGGCAGGACGTCATACGCTTCAATGCGGCACAAAAGGGTTTGCAGAGCTTTGGATTAAGTATGGACGAAAACGTGATAGAACCAGTGTTTCAGACGCTGTATCACGAGAATTTGGTTTATTCCAATGATGACAATATTAAAAGTGATGCTGTTATCAAGCCGCGAGGAATCAGTGCCAGAGTTAATCAGGAGGCGCAGAAGGGCGCTTTGACGGCTAATTTGCAAGGAATTGTATCGTTAGCCCAGGCAAAAATATTACCACCAGAGTTAGCACAAGCGGCGGCAAGGGAGTATGCAGAAAGTATGGGTTTGCCAGTGGATGAGCACATGCCAGACAAGGATGGACAGTTGAATTTAGATGAATTTAAGACGAATCGCCCAGGGTTGCCGAGTCCGACGGCGGATGGACGTAGCCCAGGTGCAAACATATAGGAGCAGTTGATGAATTTGGATACGGATAGGATCGCAGTAGGCGACAATCTATATGATATTCGTATGGACAAGTACGGTACCGTGACATCGGTGCTGGGTAATTCGCTACGTCTCAAGTTCGATGGTACAGAGATGAGCTATGGCGTGGGCGGTGTTACAGCATCGGGTGTGCGGGTGTTGTACTGGCATAAACCGGCGATGAATAAGCCACGTAAGCACGGCGCAGAGCAGAACGCGGCGATGCAAGCGTTGATTGATGCTGCGGAAGTGTATAGGGATGCTTAAGTCTGAAAATGAGGCAAGGCGAATGAAGAAATTTGATCCCTGTAAGTTTGACTTGGTGTATTACCCTGGAATTGCGGTGATGTGGCTGATTGATGCCGGAACGGGTGGCTGCCGATGTTGTATGGGTTGGCGAGTAATTATTGGGGCTGCTTTGGCGGCCCTTTTAGTTTGGGGGATTTGAATGGCTACGACACAAACATTGTCGGGCAGCAGTTCACAACGAACACTGAACGAGAGTGATGTTTTATTCCGCTACGGCGAGATGCAGGCGGAGAGCAATCCGTTCTCAGTGGGTGAAACGCCGCTTCGGGTAACGCTGTGGCTACCGGAGGACTTTACGACGGATGAGGTTATTTTCTATCGCGTATTGGAAGGCGACGCGACTTGCCGCAAAGTAACAGGGTGTTGTGTCAAGGAAGTGGGTGGCGTACAAGAGATAGCACGTATCCGCTACAAGATATGCGACTGCGAGCCGAAGCTGACAAATGACAACCGGATGATAACGATTGACCAAAGCGGCAAGTATCAGGCGGTGTTGCAGGCCAATGGTGGGGGTCAAGCGGCCTCTTTAGGTACAGTGCTGGTGATGACTGAGCGTGAGAAATGCGCGGTGGTTAATGATGAAATGAGGGGTTGCTGTGGCTAGTGAGATTGTTTTATCTCCCAATAGTGGGCGCGACAGAAGTTATATATTTGATTTTAGAAACCCCGTTAAAGTCGATGCGTTTAATTTGCCTGGTGGCGAAACGGTAGCGTTTGAAGAAGTCTTGCGCGAGGATCAGCAGGTAATCAGTAAAAGCGGTGATTGCTGTTTTGTGGTCAAAGGTGATGTAGTTGATATTGCGACCAAGCCTTACCAGATTGGATGTTGCACACCAATAATTGAAGGTGGTGTGAACAGTTCGCTTGTCATGGACACTCCTGGACAGTATCGAGCCATTTTATCAGCCGGTGCAGTGGGTATAGCAACGGTCAAAGTTACCGATATTGATTGGGATATAGATATTACCCAAGAGCTGCGCGGTTGCCCGTGTGAAGAAGAAGTCGTTTGTGTGGATACAACATGGCATGCCACGGGCCAGACACGTTGCGTAGACCATATTATAGAGCAGCAAGAGGAAAGCAATTGCGGCAACAAGCGATGGATACCAACTACAGACACTTGTGGTTACTGCGCTTCGGAGAAGATAGAAACGTGTGATGGTTTGGTGGGTTGGGGATATATACCAGGTGATGCCGATGCCGATCCGCTGGCAATAGTAGCAATGGATTATTGTGATGGGAATCAGGTGATGATCTTCCCTTCAAGAACATCCAAGCATTCAATAGAAATCAAAGACTGTGACGGCACGGTGATTGGCTATGCGGCCAACCAATCGTGCTGTGACGCTTGCCAATAAAGGAAAAAACATGCCTATATTAACTGAAAACTGCTTGCCAGCACAATTAGCGCAAGTGACAAATCAGAATGCGGTATTGCAGGCGCTTCAAGATTGCGCTGGCAATTCATTAAGTGCAGGGGCGCAGGTAGCGTTGTGTACGGATATTACAGCACTACAGGCGGCAATAGCGGCATTGCCACCACCGGCAGATGGGGTAAGTGTAACCGGAGGCATTATTAATGCGGCGGGGGAACTTGTTCTGACAATGAGCGATGGCTCGTCGGTCAATGCTGGCGTGGTGAAAGGCAATGACGGCCTCAATGGTACCGATGGTGTTAACGGCCTCGATGGTGCTGACGGTGTAGGTGTACAGGCGTGGGCGGTTAATCCCGACGGTTCGCAGAACATCACTCTTACGAGCGGATTGACAGTTAATGTACCCGCACCATCGGCAGGTGCGCCAGGTAAGGAAATTGTTTCACTAGCGCCTGATGGCAATGCGGATAACCTGATTATCAGCTATTCAGACGGCAGTTCAACGACTACCGATTTGACACCGTTGAAAAATGCCATTATCGCGGCTTTGCCAACGGACGCATATGTGCAAAGTGCCAGTGCGTATGATGTGGGTACAAATATACTCACTCTGAACCTGTCAGATGGCAGTACGGTTGATCTGAATTTTACTGCGCTGATTCAAGACGCGCTTAACGGTATTGGTCAGGCAACTAATACGACACAGGGAACGGTTGCGCTTAATGATGGTACTGCGACAGGTGATGCCGACAATCCAACGGATGCGTTGACTTCAAGTGGATTAAATTCCCTACTAAATCAGGACGGGGCTGCGCCAAATGCAGTGCAGCTTGCCGTAGCAAATGCGCTTGAAAAGGCGCTAACAAGTGCTCCTTTATTGCTACAGGAGATTGCCAACAGCTTTCCTGTAGCAACAGACACGGTTCAGGGTAAGGTGGCATTGAATCTGGGTACGGCAGCAGGAGATGACAACAACAATGAGGACGCTTTGACCAGTGCGGGATTGAGTGCGTTATTGACCTCCCCAACGGCAAACGGTTTGCAAGCAGCAGTGGCGGGAATTGCACAAGACAATCCAGCGACGCCTAGCGTAGCGGATATTGCAACGATAGCGAAGCTGAACCCAGCTTCTTTCACAAGCGTTTTAGCCAATGACGGTTCGACCGTACTTGGTTATATGTTTCCAGCATAAGGAGTGACAATGCCAACATTAATACAGAAAGGCGACCTTGCTTCCAGCTCGTTTACTAATGACGATAGTAATGGGGCTGGTGGGGTAAAGGTTAATACAGCTTTGACAAGCGATACGTCGAAAGCGTATGTTCCTAAATTCGCCACCGGCACCGCCCTGCCAACCAGTGATCAAGGGGTGATTTATCACGCAGACTATGGCTTGATGCGCTGGAATGGCACCGCATATGCTGCAAGAATCTGGCGGGATGTACTGGCTTCAAGATCTCCATCAGTGACCTATACAAATACGAGCGGGGCAGAATTGGTTCTCAAGGTTTTGTTTAGTAACGCGGTAACGGATTATGTGTCGTACGAAATATTCTTAAATGGAACTCGTTACGATGCAGCAAATACGCCGCCAGGCGCACTATACACTCCGGGCAACGGCGCGCTTGCGGGTAATTTAATTGTGCCGCCTGGTAACACGTACCAGGTCAATGCTATTGGACCTTCAACAAATATCTACAAATGGCTCGAATTGTCTTTTTAAGGAAAGAAAATGATTGAATACACCAAAGATAGTGACGGTAGCGTTTACGCTTATGAGCGTACGCCGCGAAGCCAAGGCTTGGCAAAAAACAGGATTGAAAACAGCGGGCACGAGCAAATAACAGAAACTGAAGTCAAAGTCTTAATAGCGCCTACTGAAGAACAACAAGCCGAAGCTGATGAGTCTGCAGCCAAGGCAGAAATCGCTACGGTAGAATCCACCCCGCGCCTACTGCGTGAAGCCCTCATTGATAACGCGCAATTGCTGACACTGCGCGAGGGCGTGCTGGAACAACTGCAAGCCGAGGAAGCCACCATCGAGCCGCTGCGCGACGATCTGGCCAAGGCTATAGGGCGCCGCAAGGCGTTTGCAGCACGGCGTAAACGGCCAGCAAGACAGCAGGAAAAGAACGGTTGATATAGACAGGGGGCGATGTAATGCTCTACATTGGTTTTGTTATTATCAATCTGATATTTAACGTGCTCGCATGGGTATTGTCACCCGTGTTACCGCTGTTTGCTATCCAACAATATGGCTGGATTAACAACCACGAGACGCGAGGCAATGAGCCGCGTCTCCCTTGGTGGCTAGGTTGGTTTCAGACGCCAGATAATTCCCTGCTCGGTGACGATGGGCATAAAACGCGGTGGAAGAGCAAACCCGAACACTGGCAGATGGCGGCATGGCTTGTCCGTAACCCAGCATATGGCCTTGCTTGGGGTCGGCTGGCCGCAAATGTCGAAGATGGCGTTGTCTGTTACACCGGCAACCCTTGGATCGGAAGTCGTCAAAATCCGCAATTTGGCAAGTGTGCGATAAAGGTTACAAGTGATGATGGAACGTCTTTCTGGTGCTGGCTGTATGTGCGGGATTTGGGCGTATGGCTTGGCGAACGTCGGATGCTGAAACTTCAATTTGGATGGGAATTAACACCGTATGCACAAGATGAGAGGCGCTTAACGGGCAAATCCGTGGCGATGCTTAAATTTTCGCCCAGGGTAATTACGCTTAGGGGTTAGCCATGAGCACAATGGCATGAACTGGCAGGATTTTCTTGTAGAAAAAACCCCAGTACCATCAGACGAACTTATCACAATACTCAAAGATAACCCTCAACTTCGCGAGGAGCTTGAGGGCTTTTTGTGTGCGTTCGCTTTGGATGTGGCTAAGGGTGCTGCAATGGGACGCGGGGAAGAAACCATTCGAGCTGCGGCGCAGTACAGGGTGGTTGTTGCCTTGATGGAATCAATGTTACGACCAATAGATGGACACAAAACGAAGGGGTAATTATGGCACCGGAAAAAGATGTAATCGACGAAGATCAGAACGTACAGGACACTGAGGGGCATGACCAAACGCTGGATGCTTTTTTGTCTGGTGAGGAAGATCAGGATGGAGTCAATGTCGAAGTGCATGATGAGGAGGAGGAATCCCCCCGTGCGCCCGCTATCGACGATGAACTCCAACAAAAACTGCAAGAAGCGTTGGCTTTGAACGAGCAGCTAGGGCAAGAAAAGCAGGCGTTGCAAGAACAGATTGACACACAAAAACGTGATAGTGCAAACGCTGACGCGAGAGAAAAATTACACCAAATGGCGATTAACCATTTGGGAATGGAAGAAGAAGAGGCGAAAGCCTTTGTTGAATCAGTTAAAGCGTTGGGCGGAGGTCACACAAAGCCTGACGACTTCGACGGCTTAGTGACGCAGAAGGTAACACAACTGCAAGAACAGCGAAGCCACGAAGACCGTGTTGCGGAATTTCGCACTCGGGTATCTAAGGAGGTTCCAGAATTTGCGGTGCTGTTAGCTGACAAAAAGTTTATTGATTTTGCTAATCAGACGCAGGACGGGGCCAATACGATTATGCAGTCTCTAAAAATTATCAACACGAGACTTGGCGCAGACGATGTTTCGCACATCAAGCGATATGCGGACATGTACAAAGAGCAAAAGACGGGTGTCAACCCCAAGCCAACGCCAACGGGTAAAAAAGTACCCGACCTGAACAGCCAAAAAGATGATGATTTAGAGGCGTTTTTTTCTATATAAGGAAAGAAAATGGCACATCAAAATGCACAAGGGTATAGCGGCGGAATCGTCCCTATGCCCAAACACTATATCGATAAGATAATAACCGAATGCAATGAGTCGTCTGTTTTAGCCAGAGTAGGTAAATCTACCTTGGTATCGGCAGATGATCTGTTCTCGTCGGAAAAGGTAACATATCCACGCCTGAACTGGCACGAAGAAGATACTGCACGTAACGAAGGTCTGTATCAAAAAAATGCTCGTTCGGAAGAGGTGACGGTTGATTTTGACCGCATGGAGTTTTCTATGTGTGGTCGCTGGAAGGGTCACTGGAAACTGGATCAGGAAGACTGGTTAAGGATGTCCTCGGAGGGGAATCGCAAGCTGTTTGAAACGTCCTTTAACCAATATTTGCAAGACTCGCTGGATCGACGCCGCGATTATGCCGGTTTGCTTAAAATAGCCATGAGTGCTCACCGTGACAACATGGGTACAAATGCAGCAGGCGGAACAGTCAATCTTGGTAATGATGCGGCTGCGCTGCAACCGACTGACGGCGCGGAAGTCAACAAAATTATCAACAAGATGATAACGGCGAATCGTTCACACGAATATCGCCCATGTAAAAACGGGGAATATGTGGTGCTTGTTTCTCCGGTAATGGCTGGTGCGTTACGCGAATTTCAGGGAACGACGCTCAATCTTGACAATGCTAACCAGAATACTCTGGTTACTGGCGAGTTTCGCAATGCCTATGGCGTACCGATTGTTGAGACGACACGCTTGCCTTACAGGATTGTTGGAGGCACGAAGGTATATCGGATGCTCTTGGTGGATACGATGACAGTGGGCGCTCCGCTGAAAAATCTGTACATCAATCGGCAGCAAGACGGCCACGATTACGGCGTGTTTTTCAACTTTGTCTACGACGCACACGTTATCCATCCAAAGGGTGTCGTTGTTGCCAGTGTAGATGAAACAGCGTTAATGAACTAAGGAGTATTCACATGGCAACATTTACTTTGTTTCGAGGAGTAAACAACTTTTACCGTTCCGATGAAGCGGTGGAGTATCCCGAAGAACTTCAGCCCCATAATCCACGCGGGGATTTGAGGATTGAATCTGTTTATACCGACATTACCTGGCAGGAAATTCTGAAGCGGCTTGAGATTTTATACAAGAAGCAACCGGAAGACCTTGCTGTGGGTGATATTCTGGAAATCATAGCTACACCATCGTTTTCCCAGCTACGCAGCGTTGCGGTTGAGTCTGTTGAAGAAGAAGCGGGTTTTACCTTCAATATTGAATGGAACAACGGCATAGATGCGGCTGCGACGGTGAGCGGGAATCAGATTACTACCACTTGCACAGATACCAATACGAGCACTGTTGCCGCAGGTGACAGCACAGGCTTTGGTGCAGTAGCGGCCAATACTACAGAGCAACGGGTTATCGTGGTGCCAGCAGATGGGCTGACCGCGCTTACTGGTCACGTACATGGCACAGTGCAGTTGGTTGTAACCGCTGTACCTGATCCGTGGTTAATGAGTGGCAAGTACCGCTTCCGGGTGAATCACGAAAACCACGAAGTAATTCGATGTGGCGGTTGCTAATTTGAGACCAGACCCCCGAAAGGGGGCATCTATTTTGGAGTGGTGAAATGAGCGATAAAGTAAGTTTGGTGTCACGGACTAATGGGTTGGAATTTACCCTGGAAACTCGGCGCGACGTTAATCCGATTATCGAAGTGGCGACGGATCAAGGTAGAGTTGGCGTTAATGCCAATGGGCAACCCGAAGCAGCCGAGTCTATACGTCAATCGTTTGGGCAAGTCGAAGTTGCCGATAGTCGCAGGGAAACATTGCGCTTGAAGAAGAGTGAAGGTTAAAGATCACGTCTTCAAACTTCGGTATGACCTGAATGACCTAGACAAAGACTGGTTTGAAAATGATGAGATTCTTGTCAGCTACTTTGCCGAAGGGTTGTGTCAGGTATGGACGGTCAAGCCGGAGCTTTTTGCTAAAACGGTAAATATGCCATTGCAGGCAGGAAATATCCAGCGTGTCAATCCATGCTGCCGTGTTTTGGACGTTGCGGCAATAACAAACGAACAGGGTGCTTTTCTGGCGGATGTAACCAAAGCTAACACAAAGGTGGAGCGACGCTGGACGGAGCCATGTTGTGCTACTAACGACAAGTCAAGGACTTGGGCGACGGGGCATTCTGAACAGGAATTCACGGTATATCCGGCAATTCCAAGAGATTCGGGTTTGTATGTTCGCGCAGAAGTATCGTGCAAGCCAAACATGCCGATGGAAGCGGATGAAGACGCTGATTATCCTTGCCTGGTCGCAGATGCGGCCTTGCAGTGGGCTTTGTATCGTGCATTCAGTTCTTCACACGATTCACGTTCAGCAATGAGCAGATCACAATTGGCATATCAGAGCTTTCATCAGATGTTGAGCCTGAGTATCCGTACTGACAAGCGAGTTGAAAGTGAAGGATAAAACAGGCGTACTGACGATCAATTGCGATGATGAAGCAGAAGCCGCACAATCAGTATGCGAGTGTGTTGATTCTGTAACGCGCCTGCAACCGGAGTACATCTCGCTTGATGCCTTTGTTCCGACCATTTATTTTGCTACGGATGGAAAAGAAGGGGGGGCGACGAAAGACGTTGTACGTACCTATGTGTTGAGGGCGACACAAACAATTGCCCGTGAAACGCATTTGTTGACACGATGGTTTGATTTTGAGACTGAGGATTGTGTACAGGATTATTACCTGTGCAATACACGCATAGAGCGCCTAAACATGGTTGAGCGTGTGGAGATTGATGGACATTTAATCTCACCGTATCACTATCGCGGCATGGGATTGGTGATTCAACCGCCGAACATGATCACTGTTCCAAAAGAGGCGTGCCAGGTATCAGTCGAGGCAAGTTTTGTACCGGCTGAGCATGCCTGTGAAGTGGATAGGGTTTTCTTTGATCGCTATCGACATATTGTTGACGCATGGGCATTGGCGTATCTGTATGAGATACCTAATCAGGATTGGACAGACGTGCGCATGTCGGTTGTGAAGAAAAGAGAGGCGCAAGGCATGATGGCGAATATCGCGTCTGAACAAAGAAGGGGTTTTCACAATGGCATGGTGGATTTGCTGGTTGGGGTGGAATTGTGACTTGCAAAAAGTGTAACGAAGAGCCAGTAATTCCTGAAAACGTGGAAGTTTTACCGGAATGTAACGTTACTCCATCGTTCAGCAATATCCCCGAAAAACCGATTGTGGAGTGCGAAAAGGAGGTTGTGGTAACGCAGCCAGATCCGTGTGCCTAAGATTGTTATCAACAGGTTTGGCGGCGAAGCACCTAAGTATCATCCTTCAAAACTCGGCGAAAGCATTGCCAGCGTTGCCGAGAATGTGGACTTGTCAGCAGGGACGCTCAAGAGCTTTCAAAAGCCAGAGTTAATATCCACGGACAAGGGCCAAGTGGTATGGCGTGAGCAATGCTGTGTTTTGGCTTCGGACAACTGCAAGACTACGTTCGCATGGATGGAGGCTGATTGTGGCCGGATGTTTGCCACTGATTTTAACGGATACGATTATCCGGTTACTGGCGAGTTGAAAGAAGGCTGCACAATCGACTGGTGTAGATTAGGACTGCCTTGTGAATTGCCAGCACCAACATTATCGTTGACTGCTACGAGCGGACATTTTGTAAGCGAGCAAAGGCAGTACGCTTACGCAACAGTCAAGAAGTGGGGCAGTCATTGGGAGATTGGTGTGCTAAGTGAACTGTCCGATGTGATTAATATGTCTCATAGTGATGTGGTCACTGTGTCGGGCATACCGTCAGACTTTGGAGAATGGTGTGTTGACGAAGTCTGGATTTATCGCTCGGCGAGTGATTTAACCCGTGGCGAAGAAGGACAGTCGGACGGTTTTTATTATGTCGGTGCTGTGAGCGCAGGAACAACCAGCTTTACCGATGACGTGGATGAAGCAGGTGAGATATATCGGGATGAGGACTTTGCTGCGCCGGAATCTGATTTAACGGATATACATTACTTGCGCAATGGGCAACTGGCCGGATTGACGGGCAAGTATCTAGCCTTTAGTTACAAACACCATTACCACGCATGGCCGCAGAGCATGTGGATGGGTTTTCATTCAACGCCAAGGCGGTTTATTTCAGATGGTGTAACGGGATTTGTGTTAACAGACGGAAGACCAGCAGTAGTACGCATTGCTCAGGATTGTGGTGAAGAATGCCACGGCATGTTAGAGGTACGGGAAACACATCCAGTTGTAAGCCGAAGGAGTGCGGTTGTGTATGCAGGACACGCGATCTACGCTTCAAAGGATGGATTGGTTATGTTGTCGGGAAACGGGGTATCCCGTGTAATAACTGACAGCTATTATGGCCAAAAAGAGTGGCGTCGTATTCAGCCTGAAACGATGGTTAGCGCAATACATGACGGGCATTACTACGGGTTTTGTGAGAACTACGCTTTTCGCTTTCGTTTGCCCGACGATATTTACAGCAAGCAGGACGCAACAGCATTGGTTACGTTAACCTTGCGGCCAATCGGCATGTATCGCAGTGAGAACGACGAACTGTTTTTAAGTTTTAAAAATTTCACTGATGTAGATGGTACTGTCTATGACGGTACCTATCGCTGGGACAGTGCAGAAGACAAGATGCGCTGGCGATGGCGCAGTCGGTTATTTGGGCTGGATGGCAAACTGACAATGAATGCTTACCGCTTACTGTTTGAATGTCCTAGTGTTACGACAAGGTTTTTTAAGCGTTCTGGTGGATGTTTGAAGCTGGTAAAAGAAAAAATGTTAAACGATGAAAACTTGCAACGCTTACCGGCTGGATACTCGGCACGAGGCGTTATGGTTGAGTTTGAGAGCGCAAATAGTGAAGTTTATGAAGCCGTGCTAGCTACAAGTGCAGAGGAATCGGCTTAATCATGGACAAGGCAACCGCAGAAACCAAGTGGTGCCGTATGGCAAGGGCTGACGCAACACCTGTCGAAGCGCCTTGGAGTGGCTCAGGACGGGATACCAGCGGGTCGGGTAGTAACATAGAGGTGGTGGGGATCAACCGAGGCACGGCACTTAATAGGTGCAAGTGCATTACCACCAAATGTATGGCCTGGATTGAGCACGGCAACAATGATGGTTTTTGTGTGTTGGGTGATGACAACAGGAATATTTGAGGCTAAAAAACGCAAATAGGCGAACTGGAGAAAAAGTGACAGACGCTGAAGCTAAAGCCAAATGGTGTCCTTTTGCGCTCACATCCGGCGAGACGGCACAGAGCGATATCACATTAAAGACAAAGGATTATGACCGTGGTGACGGAGCGGTAGGGGATGCCGTCATGACGCTCACAGGGACCAGTATCAGCATACCGGTGGTCAATCGCACCAGTGCGGGTGAGCCTCACCTAGGCTGCATGTGCATTACCACGCAATGCCATCACTGGACACTGCATCCTGGTACGAGTGAAGGGTTTTGTACCGCGTTGGACAATAACAGGAGGATTTAATGAAACAGGAACAGAAAGCGTGTGGACGTAGAGGTAGTGGCGGGTGCGCACCAGTTGAAAATGAAAACTCCTACCGAGAGCTGGAGCTTGCGGGACTTGAAGCGTGTGTTGCGTTATTAAAAGAGGAAGTGCGGGGCCTAACAAGCAAAACCAGAGTGTTGCACTGATATGGTGTTCGCAGAAGAAACCCCTGTTTCAGAAGGGCAGGCCAAGGAGGTCGGTTTGTTTCTGGATGATGGCAATGAGGTATTAAAACCAAGCACGTTTATTGCCCAATGGAGAAGCGGCATTCTGCGTATATTCACAGGCAGAGAAAAAGGAGTCTTGGTGACGGCTGAAGCATGGCTGGATATCGACAACCCGATGGGTGGGCGCATTCAACAGCAACTCGCTCAAGTGGGCGAGGGGGTGAGTGAATATGCCAAGAAAGTTTTGAAAAGTCAGTTGTAGATGTTCGCAATACAGCGTTGGACCTTAATGTTGCTTAATACACTTTTCATATCCTCGTGGTCGTATGATAAGTTCATTAAGTACACGCCTGATATGAGACAGATTGCCGACATGACGTATAGCAAGTAAGCAGACGCCTTTTTACCTTGCGTTTCAAATTCATGTGCGAAATGGCCCAGGGGCAAAAAGAAAACTAAGATGATGAAACCGACGTATTGTAACATTTGGATTTAATACCGCTTAAACGCTTTGAGCGTTTCGAGCATTGGTATTTGCTGTATCCAGTGAGAAAAAATCCTGCAAAGGATAGCCTGGAGAAATCACCTAAGAAGGCGAGCATCGTTTCTTCATCGTCGGGTAAAAGATTGTTACTCATAGTCATAGGGGATATGTAATGTCTGACGCAGCAATAGCAGCCTTAGCCGCCGCAATCACAGTCGCATACGCGGCAACGCAGACAACAAGTGATGTGGATTGTAACCAGGCTAATGTTGGCACACCAACTACAGATAGTGTCACACTTGCCCAGGCTAACCTGGCGCTTTCCAAGTACCGCACCTGCATGTATATCCAGGCGGCTGAGAAGGCAGCTAATACTAACCTGCTTATAAGTGGTGTGCAATACCTGGCGCAAGCCTATTTTGCCGACAAGCAATATGAAACGCAAAAGCAAGCGCAAAACAGGCTGGATACCATTCATGCCGACGAAAAGGCATGGTCGGATACTCTACGAGGTCACTGGAAAGACCATTTTGAACAGTGCGAAGCGGACTTCATGGAGGAAGTGTGCAATCGAGCGCCTGAAGTAGTGAATTACACGGCCATTGCCAACAGGGTTAATGCTGAAGTTGAGAAACGGTTTGCGCCTTTATACGGAAAGCTCGACTGTATTCCGATTCATTGTGTGGGGAAACGCTGTTCGGAACAAAGACGGCTGGATGTGGAGAAGGCCAAGCTCAAGACACGAATAGTAAATCAGGAGTATCGAAGAGAGGAAGAGCGGGTACGCGAAGAAAACTACTACCGCGAGGAGGTCAAATACAAGTTGCTTGGCCTTGGCAAAGGCTATGTAACAAGCTCGCTGAATGCTTCCAGGGCAGCAAAAAGCACGGCCATCCTATCAGGAAGTATTGATCCTTACGCACCTGTTAGTGAGTTGGTTGGAGCGTTGGGTCAGGCATGGCGTAACTATTCCAATACACAAGCCTATGCACAAGCGGCCAGCGCTGGCATGGCCGAAGGCTTCAATCCGTCGAGTTATGAGCGTACTGAACGATACGACTGGCCTCAAGGAGAGTTAAGGCCGGTTGATTTGAGGTCGGTTTTCTCAAGTGACGGCGATTCAGACAAACTTAACGTACTTGGTTAGCACAGGACAAGAGAATACCAAATGTCGATTAAAGATTTAATTAGAGGCGCAGCGGCAGAGGACAAGATGTTTCGTGCCGGAATGGAGGCCGGACGCAGGGCGGCCTTGCATCCATTAGAGGCCATCACTCATGGGGCATTGTTTAACCCCACCATTGAGGCAAAACGCGCCGAACTGCGGTATAAAGGCAATCAAAATATAGATGCGCTAGAAAACCTGCAAGCAACTAATGCAGCAAGAAAAGCAGCACAGGGCCTGTATTTTGATGCGGACGGCAGACGCAAAGACCCTTTTGCATTGAGCGAGGAACTGGATGTACTTTCTCAAAGCGTTAGCCCTAAGGAGGCTTCATTGCTACAGGCTGAGGCGCAGCGGCAACGTGCTTTGGGCTTCCGTAATCTGGTAAGCTTTGATCCGGTCGGGGCGTTTGGGCAACTACAACGTGCTGGCGTGATTGACGCTGGCATCAAGCTGACTCCCGCAGGAGACGGATTGTACAATCTGACAGTCCCAACGGGGGCGACCCAAACTATCAATGCGGACGAGCTAAAAAACTTGACCGCTGCAACAGCAATACAGTTAGATGACGTAGAGCGCAAGATACAAACTGCTAATCAACAGGCGCTGTACAAGCACAACCTCACGCGGCAGCAGGCATATTTGAGGAACCGGTTAAACAAAGACGAGAAGCGTCATGAACAAGTTGGTAGCGTGGCCGCGCACAGGGCGAAGAAGAGCGGGGCAAATAGTGGGGCAATCGGTTTAGATTCAGAGAGAGATGTAGTGACAAGTTTGTATGCTAAACCCAGACCAGCGCCACGATGACCAAAAAAAGTCGTCGTAACGTAGCGCAGTTAAAGGCGTATGCTGAACAGCAGGAAAAGGAATTTGATCTCCCCAAAGGGTTATTACGAGCTTTAATTGAGAAAGAGTCCAGCTGGAATCCAAATGCGAAAGGAACGTCTGGAGAGCTTGGGCTGACGCAAGTAATGCCCATGCATCTTGATAACAGAAAAATCAGCCCTCAGCAATTTGCGAATAATCCAGAGTTGCAAATACGGGTTGGGGCGGAGATTTATAAGAAGGAACTGGATCGATTCAAAGACCCTGCTTTAGCGTTGGCAGCATACAACGCAGGTTCGCCAAGAGTAAGCGGGTTTCTAAAGGGTGGGGTGCTTCCTGCAATAACAAGAAACTACGTGCCAAATGTAATAGCCAGGGCTAAAAAGTATGGCGCTGAATATTCGCCTGAGTTTTTCACGAAGATTCAAAACACGTTTGGTGTAGATATTGGCGTGAAGGCGCAAAACTTGTCTGGTGGTGAGTTAAACCAGGCTGCGCCGGTAGCATTAGCGCCAATAGAAGTACCCACACATCCGCTACACGCTATTCCTCAAGTTGAACAACCATTGCTGGGGGCTTCTGCCAGGTTAGATGCGCCAAAAGACGTACCTGCAATTGATGTTGAACCAATAATGCCTGAAAGAATCGCAAAAGCGTTAGGTCTCCCACCTGTTGAGAAGATCGGCGATCCATTGCTCGACAAGGCGTTAGATCATATATGGGATGAGAGTTAGTGGACTGGAAGACAGCCGAGAAAGATTATGACAAAGTGTTCGGAAATCTGCTTCAGGGTGATGTTGCGCCTCAAAATGTTGTTGCGCCTCAAAACGATCCACTTGCCAACCTGAGAGCGATACCGCAATACGAGGATTTTAAAGCGGCGCATGGATATGAAAACCTGTCGCAGCATGGCAAGCAGCAGGTTTATGATGCATACGCTGGCAAATTGCAGCAAGCCGGTGTGTCAGAGGACGTGTTATTAGATCTGGAGAATATTGCGCCTAGGCCAAAGGATATTGACAGGACATGGGGTGAAGCAAGCATGGACTCTCTAGCATCCTTGAGTACCGGCCTGTATACCCTGCCCAAGATGGCCGGTGATTTATATGGTTTAGCGACAGACGAACCGGACAATGCGTTAAGTCTATGGGCGGAAGATAAACTGGACAGTGTTGACTCAGCTAAATCCGAGCATCTACTGGACAAACAACAAGAAAGATCAGAAATAATGGCTCAGGCCGATGGCACAGTTGATGAGGCCGCAATTGCCGTTTGGGAGACTGTCAAGAATCCAGCATTGGCGACATCTTTCATTTTTGAGCTTGCGCCAAATTTATTACCAACGGGAGCGGTAGGGCGTGGTCTGCAAGCGCTTACGTATTCTGCGAAAACGGCATCTATGTTGGCAAAATTGGCAAAATCGGGCGGCAAGCCGTTGAGTAAAGAGGCTTTGGAACAGGCGGCAAAATCTGCGGCAAAAGCGGGTGTGGCTGGGGGTGTGGCTACCGGAGCAGCTATGCAGGCAGCTGATGTGGGAGACCAAAACTACGATGAGTTGATGCGTATTCCCGAAGAGACTTGGAGAAAAAATGCTGAATTCGTTGAACTGGCTGAACAGGTTGGTGCAGATGAAGCAAAGCAACGTATGGCTTTGGGAATGGCGAAAATTGCAGCGTTACAGGCCAGCGCTTTAAGCCTGGTTACTGCGGGGTTGCCTTGGGCAAGAGCCGTTGAAAAAGGACTCTTGAAAGGAAAATCCGGCATCGGCATTATTCGTTCCTCGATTGGAGAATCATTCCAGGAGGGGGTGGAAGAGGGTGGGGGTCAGATTGCCTCTAACCTGCAAATACAAAACGTTGATGAGAGCCGATCAACTACCGAAGGAGTAGGTGAGGCACTTGGCTTAGGGGTGCTAGGCGGTGGTGTATTAGGTGGTGGTGTAGGAGCGTTTAATAGAAAACGTGGTGCGAAGAAGGTAGCAAAGGGTGGCGAGGCCAAGAGCCAGAGCGCCGATTTGCAAAGCGAACTAATTAACGAAGGCGCAGAATCGCTGGTCCCACAGACGCAAGAAACGGTTATTCAGAATAGAAACCGGAATACACCAGCATCTATTGTTCAGATGCAGGCAATAGCTTCAGAACCGGATTATCAGCGAGTAAGCTATTCAAGAGACTTTGCTAACGGTGCGCCAGTTGTAACTGAGGGTGATGTGAGCGCCAGTCACAAAGGCGTGTCAGAGGAAATATCTACCGCCAGTGGGAGAAAGATACCTATTCAGTACGCGGTAGTTGAGGCGAACAAATTGGTGCCGTCTCATAATGCAGATGGTACTGTAGTCAGGCAATATGAGAACGAAAGCAATTTTAAGGCGATTGCTGGAAATGCCAGAATAGCTGGACTGCAAAGCGCATATGAGAGCAAAACCGCTCACGCTTACAAGGCGTCTATGGAGCAAGACAAGGCGCACGGCATAGATGGTGCGGTTATTCGCAAGATGAAACGTCCTATCTTGGTGCGCATGATGAGTAGAGCGGATGTAACCAGCAACATCGGTGATGAATCAAATGTTGCTGGTATGCAAGCTCTATCTACTGTGGAGCAGGCCAACAATGACAGGCGGCGCATAAATCTTGAGGCGCTATCATTTAATGATGATGGTAGTGTTTCCAATGAAGCAATAAAACAGTTTGTTATGGCTATGCCGGTATCTGAACAATCAGCACTGGTTGATACTAACAAACAACCAACCAGACAAGCAGAAGACCGTCTGAATGCCGCGATCTTTGCTCAAGCCTATCGTGATGATAGGTTAATACGTTTATATGCTCAAGCAAAAGATACGGAAGCGCGAAACATTATGTCGGCATTAGCTAATGCCGCGCCTGCTGTATCACGATTAAGCGGTAATCTTGATTTCCGTGATGAATTGCAGAAGGCCGCTAGCATTGCAATATCAACCAAGCGTAAAGGGCGCAAACTGTCGGAGGCGGTGTCCCAGCAAGAGATAGATGAAGATCGAAATGTGGTCAGGTTTTTACGGTTGTTTGCCGATAATGCAAACAGCACCAAAGCAATAAGCGAAAAGTTAAAAGAGGTTGCGAAGTTTGCCTATGATGAGACCGTCAAGCCGAAATCGGATATGTTTGGTGATGTGCCTGTAGCAACCAAGGATGAGGTATTATCAAGGCTTCAGGCCGAAGAAAAAACAACAGGTGAGCCAAAACCTCAATCATCTAACGACGTTGGAACTGATACTGCTTCTGCTAAAAACGAAGCTGCAAAGGCTGTTCCGGCGAAAAAAGAGGCTGAACCTGCCCAAGGGCAAGCTGACAGCGGATCAATTACTGGACGCACTGGACGAGATGAACAGCGAGAAGAAAAAGTAGCGCCAGAGAAAGCGCGTACTGCCGAAGAAAAGCCTGGGCAGCAAGAAGAAATAACGTCGAAAGAACCCAAAGAGCCTGTCGAGAAATCGCCCAGGAAGTCAAAGATAGAAGACTTTGGCGAGGTTTTACATGGGGCTAAGAAGCACGAGTTCTCATTTCGTGAAAAGCTGGAGTCGGCTACTGATGACGATTTAATTAACAAACCGCTATCTGAGATATGGCCTGTACCAGATTATAACAAGCTGATAGAAGAGGGCGCTGACAAGAAAGCGGTGGCGCTTATTCGCGCTATGCGCGATACGGTACCTAATAAACCAAAGACTGCATATGCTGTACATAAGTGGGTTAACGAATTAAAACTAATAAGGCAGTTTGCAATACAAGTTGCTGATAATGAGGATGTTTTAAAGAAGCTAGAGGAAAATAAAATATTTGATGACATTCTTGATAGAGCCTCTTTGTATGAAAAACTCGGCCACGAATATTCATTTAGAGGTATCAGAATAGGGAATTGGTATAAAGATATTTGGAAGATTCGGAGTCGTAATCAAGTTTATGCCTCAGGCAACACAAAGCAAGCGGCAATAAATCAGTTTATTGATTTTGTTAAAAATGGGGGACTCAAGCAAATTGCCAAAGATAAAAGGTTGCCTAAATTTGTGGCCTACTACAAAACAGGAAAAGGAGATAGTGCTATTTATATAGGAGTCAAGATAGGTCGCAATTATCTTGACTTGGAGAAGTTTGAAGATAGGGAAGCAGCCAAAGCTTATTTAAGGGATAATAAAGAGGAGCTTCAAAAGCAATATGACAAATTAAAAGCGATTCCGTTTCACAGAAAACAAGAAAACGCACCAAGGGATGGTGAAGAGTATCGCGCTAGTCGTGATGTTGCGCCGGAAGATTTCCAGAATACCTTTGGTTTTCGTGGTGTTCAATTCGGGAATTATGTTGAACAGAAAAAACGACAAGATGACTTAAACGAAGCGTATGATGCTTTGATGGATATGTCGTATATATTAGGCATAAAACCTGCTGCTCTATCGCTTCATGGTGAGTTAGGGTTGGCGTTTGGTGCTAGGGGCCGTGGCGGGAAAAATGCACCACAGGCACATTATGATGCAACCAATGTTGTCATAAATCTAACCAAGGGTGGCGGTGCTGGGTCGTTGGCGCATGAGTGGTTTCATTCGCTTGATCACTATTTTGCTAAACGCGGAGATAAACAGGGTACAGGTTATATAACTAAGGGGAAGGAAAACGAGTCTGTAAGAGCGGAAATACACGAGGCGTTTAATTATATTACAAAAGTTATTGGACAAACGGGTATCAAGGCTCGATCTAAGGCACTAGACAGAGTAAAGGGTAAGGTGTATTACTCAGATACGGCTGAAATGGCTGCGCGTTCATTTGAGGCATATATAATTAAAAAGCTGGCAGAGAAGAAAATATCAAACGATTATCTTGCTAGCGTTATACCAGCCCAATCCTGGGAGATGGTTTCTGAGAGCGAACGGGTTAGAAAAGCATACCCTTATCCATTGGATAATGAAATGCCAGCAATTACGAAGGTATTTGACAATCTATTTGAAACAATTAAAGAAAGAAAAACAGACAAAGGTATAGAACTTTATTCCATTAAGACAGACTCCATAATCAGCGCACAGCAGAAACCCCAACAAATACGCGAAGCTATCAATAAAACCTTTGGCAAGGCGGCAGAGCGGATTGAAGTGGTTGACAAAAAAACTCAGGACATAGCTGCGGGGTCTAGGCTCCAATTTCTGCCCGAAGCCTCGTACAACAGAAACACAGACAAGATTATGCTCAACGTTTCAGCAATGGAAGCCATGCCGGAATTAGGTATTAATACCCCTATTGAACGGGCGTTGATAGTGGCTGCGCATGAATTGGCACACAGGGGCAAACACGTACTCGACAAGAACAAAGTGGCATTTAATAAGGCATTTGCTGAACTCAAGAAAAATAAGGTTGTGAGTGCGATTGCAGTGAAGGTTCAGGAAGAACGTTTGCAGATGGAAGAACGTTTTCATATTAGTGAATCAATTGCGATGGAAGAGGCGGCGGTTGAGCTAGTTGCAGCACAAGAAACCGGCAATTATGCCTATATCGAAAAACGTTATGGCTACAAAGTACCGGTTGGTTTGCGTAAGACAACGCAAGGCGCGATAAACCGGTTTATTGAGAAAATTAAGGCATGGTTCAAAACTGTTTCAGGAGCAGATGTTGATGCATACCAGGTATTGCGTCAAATGTGGAGCGCCAGAAATAGCGTGCTACATCAACAGGTTGCAGACCATATAGAAAAAGGAAATAACGTAATCCCGATTATTCGACAAATAGCGGCGACAATGGCGTCGTCGGTTGTTGTTGTTAATCCTGCTTATGGTGATTCAGCGCCTGCCATAAATGCCAGACAGACGATACAATCCGTGAACATTACCGGCCTTCCTGCTAAAACGTCAGCGGTAATTAGTTGGGCAATGGAGAATAATGATCACAAGGGTAAGCCGTTTCTTATAGCCGACAAGAAGGCAGGGATGCTTTATAGAATCGCACCAGATGGGACGGTGGCACATGAAAGCCCTGCATTGTTTGGCAAATCAATTGGCGATGAGGCTGTGAGAAATAATACCCCTGCCGGTGCATTTGAATTAAAGATTATCCCGATTAACAACGATCGTTATGGTGATGTAGCGCAATTCAAGCGCATTGATACTGATGTATTTGCTGTTCATCGCATGGTCAACGTGTCGGGGCAAAACAGACGGGCAAGATTGGATAGCGTCACGCCATCAGATAATCGAATTAGTGCAGGGTGTATCAACGTTCCCAGTGTGTTCTACGACAATCATGTGAAGGACGCAGGGAAAATATATATTCTTCCAGAAAGCAGGGAGCGGTTTAGCTTTGCAGGCATAAACGCCAAGGATGCAGACAAAAGCAAATTGGCAGAAGCACAAAACATGGCAGCACGGGGTAGCAGTGTTGCTGAGATATGGGAGGAAACGGGCTGGATTAAAGGTGTTGATGGTAAGTGGCGTTTTGAGGTTGACGATAATAAGGTCAAGTTACACTTGAAACGGGGAAAAGTAAATTCGGGCAAACTGAAAGAGTTTGTTGCGCACACTGCATTGTTTAGACAGTACCCCAATATTAAAGATATAGACCTGGAAATAGACGTGTCAGAGAAGAATGCTGTATCGGGGGTATATAACCCTGGTGTTCCAGGGCGGATTAGCGTAACCGCAACAAGTGAAAGCCAGGCCACGTCTATATTGTTGCATGAGATACAACATGCTATACAAGAGATAGAGCAGTTTGCTAGAGGTGGAAACGCCGGAGAATTTTCTCATCCATCGGCATGGGAATTGGAAGCAATAGATACTGTAAGAACAGCCAGAATAGCTTTGGAGCAAGCTGATAGTTACAACATGGATTATATGGAGTTCGCCAACAATCCCCCCAGTTGGTTAACTAAAAGTGCAACCCTCCTCTTAAAAAGCACAAATGGGGATAGAGAACGACTAGAATCGAACATGTCGTGGATTGAAAACCAGGACATACGATTTCCTGAGCAAAAGTATCGTGACCTTGCCGGAGAAGCCGAGGCAAGGGAGGTGGAAAAGCGTTATGGCAAGTCTGTCGAATGGCGATCTAACAATGTTCCATCATGGGATGGGGTTGCCGAGACAAGTTCAATGCCAGAGCCGCCGAAGGTACATAAGGAATTTGCCGAGACCGAGAAGGAATACGGTGGTCGTAACACCTACGATAAGGCGAAATCTGAAGGTAAAACCAAGCTCAACTACCGCCAGTGGGTGCAGGTAAGAACGCCTTCATTCAAGAAATGGTTTGGGGATTGGGAGAAAGACGCTGAAATTGCCTCTAAAGTGATTGACGAAGAAACGGGCGAGCCATTAGTTGTGTATCGGGGTTCTCCCGAAAAAACTGGAATGATTTTTGAATACAATAAAAATTATTATGGCGGCAACCGTGGATTCTGGTTTACTTCAGCAGAGACGGCAGCAAAAGATTATTCGTTTAATGATGTGACCGGTGATACGGGGGATGTAAAAGCGGTATTTATCAATGCAAAGAATTTACTAGACTTGCTACCTTTAGGTAGAAGAACGACAAGCCGTGCGTTTTATTCCCATGTACGAGAGAGCTTTGGCATTAACCTTGGCGTCAATGGCTCATCCAAAGAATTTATGGTTGAGCAGTTATACGGTAAACATCAAGAAGCGCTCTATCCTGGGGCGCATGATGGTATTAAACTGGTTGATGTTGGGCATACCTACATCGTTAAACGCCCCAACCAAATAAAATCAGCTACAGACAACATTGGGGAGTTTTTACCAGATAATCCTGACATACGATATTCAACGCCGCCGCCTCACAAGACCCGCGAAAGCGGGTTTTTTGATAGGCCAAACAAAGCCGATGATGTGTTGGACATGGTGGAGGATGGCTATGTCCCGACGGAAAGTTTGATTGATTCTGCGGCCAGTATCCGTAGCGTGGGTGAGTTACAACAGGCCGCAGAAAACGCCTGGACAAAAACGTGGGATACCTTAAATGATAATTTTCATGATGGTTTGGCCGTTGTTAAACGTTGGGCGGATACACTGCCAGTATCAGATGAATTAAAGAGTGAGTTGAAGGACTCGCTCTATCTAGGCAGTGGTGTCGTTCAATACAAGAACAAAGAGGTTTTTAACTTTTATCTAAAAGATGTGTATCAAAAACTAAATAAACTATCACAATCAAGTGGTATTGACTTGCCTACGACACAAAAACTGGTCGGGTACTGGATGTCTGCCAATTATATTCCCAAAGCCAATGCGTGGCTAATTGGCAAAGATGCAAAGGCGGTTGAAAACGCACAAGAAGCGTTGCAAAAGAATCCAGGTGACGCGCAGATTAAAGGCGCTGTAACCAAAGCAGAAAATCAACTCAAAGAACGACAGGCGGCTGTTGCTAACAAGCAATTAAAGAACGTGGTCAATACTATTGGAGTAGCCGGAGGCTTGAATAATGCTCAAGCCGCCGCCATGAAAGCAGGTGTTGAAAAGCGTTTGAGTGTGGAAGATATACAAGGCATCGCTGGTGATATTTACTCCATTCTGGAATGGAAAAAACAGCTTGATCTATCAAGCGGCAAAGTTACTCAACAGATGGTGAATAGCTGGCCGCAGCATGAAGACTATGTGCCTTTAACCGGCAGCCCCTTCTCCGACACTGAGTCAGACGTTTTTAATGTTGGATCGTCTATTCCTAATATTTCCAGGGAGAAGGCAATAAATGGGCGCACGGATAGCGTAGCCGATGATGGTTTGGTAGCGTCTATAGGAGCGGTAGAAAAATCCATAAATCACGCTGGGTATCAAGACTTCAAGCGCGCATTAAACGCGGTATATGAAAGCGCTTTAGATGCACGAGGAGGCAGCCATCAAGCGGCTGCCGAGATGGTCGGCATGAGCCGCGAAGCAGAGAAGGGCTTAACCCGCATATCAGATGATGTGATTATTTACCGTGACAAAGGGCAAGCGCATGTATTTCACTTTGAAAACAAAGAAGTAATTGACGCTATCAAGCGAAATAACCTGGATGACCAGACTGGATTGCTGCGACTTGTATCTACCCCGACACGGATTTATGCAAGGATGGCGACATTGTACGAGCCGTTCTTTTTCATTACTAACTGGACAAAGGACGTATGGGAAAAGTCAGAACTCATCCGTGTGCGCGACATTAAAGATGCGAACGGCAAGCCTGTCAACACAGATAAAGCTGGAAGGCGGTTAATAGGTTTGCAGTTATCATATGATTTGCATCGAGCAACGTGGCGTGGGGCATGGATGAAAGACAACCCTGGCTACGCGGGCAAGATGTTGACAGAACTGTTAGAGCAGGGAGGTGTTTCCACATGGGGAGAATATCTGAGCCGCCAACACAAAGAGTTAATTAGCGACATTAAATGGGAAGGCGGATTGCGAGGCAAGGCAAAAGTCGCAAACGAGATGGTACAAGCGTGGAACCAGGCATTTGAATTAAAAGCCTGTCTGTCCGCTTACATGGCATTAAGGGAGCAGGGGGTAACAAAGAAACGCGCCGCAGCAGAATCTCTGGATTTAATGAACTTCAGGAAGCGTGGCAAACACATGGCAATTCCTAGGTCGATATGGGTGTTTTCCCAGCCAGCGGTAACAGGCGGTGCGAACCTGTTAAAGATATTAAGCACTGCAAAAGGGCGGAGGCGGTTTCTTGCATATACCGTTGTTGGCATAATTGCTTATACTGTTTTGCGTTCAATGGATGATGAAGATGAGGGCGGTACTCGATTAGATCAACAAAGCCCCTTCCTGCTGGAGCGATATATTCCAATCCCAACCGGCAACGGCGGATATATAAAGATTCCCGTTGGTTTTGGCTTGCCTGTATATTCCTGGAATGTTGCTGTGAATCTAGTGAAAGCCATGAATGACGAACAAACCGGACTTGAGACGCTAGGGGAAATTGCTATCAAGGCAAATGTTAAAAACATGACGCCTCTGAATTTAAGCGAAATTCCCTTCAGTAAGTACCCTGTACAATATGCAGCTGTAGCGTTGGCGCCGACTATATTTAAACCGGAGCTCGAAGTCGCTATGAACAAGGGCATGTTTGGTAACGATATCGTGAGCAAGTTTGTTAACGAAAGAACTAGATATTTGAGCGAACAAAAACGCGCAAACACCCCCGACGAGTACCAGGCTATTGCTGTGGAGATAAGAGATATATTTGGCTTCGACTTTGCGCCTGAGCAGACACGGACGCTGATACGTGGTCATGCGGTCGGACTTTTAAGATCCCTGCTGGATGTCACTATTGAGAACCCACATAAAGAAAGCCTGGGCAAGCAGGCGAAAACTCCTATACTTTCAAGGTTTTGGACGCCTGGCAATCAATACGGGGTAACAGGTCGCTACTACGGCTACTTAGCCGAAGCTGAAGCTGTTTTGAAAGAGAAAGACGCTGGCAACAGCATAAGGGGCAAAGAGTTTGAGTTACGGTGGTTGCAAAAGTACGAAAAAATGATGCGTTCGTTAAGAGCAAGGAAAGCCGCAACTACCAGAATGGTGAACAGTGGTCGGCTCAATAGTACGCTGGCTAAACAAAGAAGGCAGCAGCTTGACAAGGAGCGAGAAAGAATTATGGCCAAAGCCGTTTATGAAATGCGACGACACAAAGGACTTAACACCACAAGAAAGCCGCTTAACAGCGGCTTTTCTTTTGCCCCTTAACCGGAGGTATTGATGAGACATATCCGCGTGGTACATGGTGCGCCAGTTTTGCTTGCCGAACAAAACTGCTTTGAGTTTTCCGAATGTGGGCAAATTCCACAAGGCAAGGTGAAGATACGTTTAGAGAAAGACTGCATGTTCATGGAGTTTGAATCGGACGATTGGGAGGATGGGCGCATTTGCTTTAACTGGCCGGTAGGAGCCTTTGAAGGGAAAAAGCAAGGCCGTTGGCTGGCTAAGTTGTCATACGGTGAGTGTGAACGATGGGTTCAGTTCGAGATTGCCGGTTGCGCCCAAGCAAATCATCACATTAAAAAAACAGATTGTGTTTAGTTAGGAAAGACAATGCAAAAGTACAACCAGATTTTACCGGCGGGTGTCGTAACCCCTTTATCAAATTACGTCTCGACGCAAGCGGGTAGCCGTGTGCGCTTGTGGACTGGTAATGCGCGAACGATCTACTACAAAGATGCAGACTCGTTACCGGATTTTAGAAAACGCCGCCCTGAAGATGACGGGTGGTTAATAGCGAGGGAGGGGATGCGCGAAGACGTAAACCATGAAATATACCTTTATTCCGCATTTGAAACCATCTTTAATGTAGAAGTACTTGAGTCTGACGTATCAGGTGGTGATATGTCGGGGATAGAAACGCAGCTAAACACAATTATTGATCTGCTTTCTGCGCAGATAACACCGAAACGCCTGAACGCTCCCCTGTTCGGCAACAGGCCAATTATCTACGAAGACATCAAAGATGCCGTAGATGCTGGCGCTATCGCCAAACTGGGCAACCCGGACTATGACGCAACTACCTACGATACCCCAGCTGCTTATTATAGTCGGCGCATATACAAATATGGTGGCAACAACGAGGCCGACGGTGATGGTGCTGAGATTGCCATACCGGACGGCTATACCGTTGCCTGGGTACGGATATTAAGTGATCGCTGGAATAGTATTAAAGCGTACATGCTCGATGGCGCTCAAGAACAGCTGGGGCATTTTGGTGGCGGCTATCGCCGAATGCGTAATTACCAACCTGATTCCGGTATGCGACATGGTAATCATAGTCGCCACGAGTGGTTGCCTATCTCAGTTGGCCGCGCCGGTCGGCTCGCGCTAATTAGCAAACCGCATACAAACAGTCGTCTATGGTTATCTGGCGTAGCGTTTAGTACTAATCCGATCAATTTGGCATCTAAAACGGCAGTTATCGCGCATTGGAACTGTGATCCGGCAGGCGGTACGCAATATCGCGGAAACAGCGGCGTAAAGTGGCATAGACACGATTGGCAGAGAGATCAGCTTGCTTCTATAAAAGCCAAAACCGTCGGCTCGGTGATGTTGCCAGTAGTGCCAAACGGTAAGGACAAGGCAATCTACATAGTGTTGCATAACAACCTTTGGGATGAATTATTACCAAAAACAGTAACGGTTAACGGCCAGCAACTAAACAGCGTGGTTTGGCGACACCGTGATACACCGCTAGAGCGATGGTACAGCAAGAGCCAATATGCCAGGGTAGTAGTAATGAAAGTTGATGCTGCACTGGTTGGAAATGATCACATGTTGCGGGTTGATTTTGATATGAACGGCAGCGCCGCTGCTGTTTACTTTCGCGAGGTAGGAACGCATGACTGGATATGACATATTAACTGAACCGCATCTATGCGAGGCGGAACATGACATTAAACAATTTGCCGACGACATTCGCGCAAAACTAACCGGCGGGACGTCACCAACAGAAATCGCTGCCTGGCCGAACAAGGCCGAACGGGCGCGACGCCTGCTGGCGGGTACAGCCAGCGAAGCAGATAAAACGGCACTGGCAACAGAAGCGCAACTGCGCGGCAAAGACGAAACGCCGCAGCAATTGGCTGGCAAGCAAATAGAACGCGAAGCCGATTATGCCAAAGCAATCGCGGCAATAGATGGCTATCAATCACAAACATTGCGTCAGCTTGCTCAAGACAAGCCAGATCCTTTCGCACTGCCAGATTGGTTAGACATACGCCAACAGGCCGCTAGTGAATTGCTGCAAAGCATGGGGCTGGAGATGAACGATGCTTGACCAAGCATGGCGACAGCTAACCCGTATCGCTGCGTGGTTTAGCCAGACCATCAATTTATGGCTGCTGTTTGGACATCACGACCAGACAGTTAGTGCCAGATGCTATGTAAATCGTAATCATCGCGGCTGGAGCATGGCTTATAGCATGATTAACACGCTGTTTTTTTGGGATGCTGACCATTGCCATAAATCATTTTTACGTGATGTAGAGTTTGCAAAGGACGTATTAAAGCAAGCGGGGATGGCGCAATGACCAAGGAAACGCTAACAGCTAAGGCACCCTACGCAGTGTCGACTATAGGCGGCATAACTATCTGGGGTATTCCGATCGGTGATTTTTTGCAGATCGCCGCATCAATAGCGTTTGTCTTGATTGCAATAGCTACCTGCATCATAAACTGGTACTACAAAC